ATCTACACTAGATCGCTCGTCGGCAGCGTCAGATGTGTATAAGAGACAGCGACAACGGAATCCACGAGCATTGCCTAACCGTGGAGGACGTACTCGGGAAGGAGGTGAGGTAGCTGATAAGCTAGGCAACAGCGGAGCGGATGGGAGCGGGGAGTCTACGGACTCTCCGTTCCTCGTGTTACACTCGCCAAGACGATTCAGACGATGAGCACCCAGCGTGCCAACCATTTGGAGGCGTTGCCTTATGGCAGGCTCAAAGTCCGATTGGCTAGAGGACGTGGTGCTCGATTCGATTCTCGGCAAGTCCTCAACTCTCCTTTCTACCGGCACCGTCGCTGCGACCCAATACGTCTCGCTGTGGAACTCCACAATCACCGACGCATGGACCTCGACTTCGACCGGTGAGTGTGCAGGTACGACATACGGTCGCGAGCCGATCACCAACTCGTCGGCAAACTGGACCAACTCAACCGCGGGCAGCGTCCAGAACAAGACGGTCATCGAGTTCACAACCGCGGCGGGCAGCGATTGGGGCACCGTCAAGGCGTTCGCCATCCACGATGGCAACTCGACCACGACGGGGAACATCTACTACTGGGGTGACCTCACCGCTCAACAGACCATCGCCACCGGAAACACGGTGCAGTTCTCGACGGGGGCCATCGTTGTCACGGAGGACTGATGACAGACGAGCGGCATCGGGCTGAGGACGTGTACCAGGAGGTAGCGGCTCTTCGGGCTGATCTCCCGAAGATAATCTGCGACAACGTCAAGGAGACGATCAAGGCGGGTGACTTCGAGTTGCCCGACGGCTCTTCACCGGGTGATCTTCTTGACGAGCACGACGGCCTCAGCCTGGGCATCGACCGTATCGTCAGCGTGCTCGAAGGCCCTCTCGTCGACAACGCCTTCGATGTGTCTGGCTATCCGGTCCGTGAGCACGATGCTGGCCTCGTCTCTAAGGTCGACAAGATTTACGAAGGCGTCAACGGTGGCAACGGGATGAAGGTCAAACGCATCTGGACCACTGAGCAACGGGCCGTGTACATCTCGATAGCTGCGACGTGGACCGCTGCGGGACTCGCTGTCATCGTCAAACTCATCGGAGGCTGAAATGGCGGATATGCCGGAAGACACACCGACGGAGGAAACGTCTTCCGCCGACGGACCCGTCAAGAACGTCCGCATGAACGAACTCGGTCGCACCGGGTTGAAGCACTACTCCGGTCTCGTCTACGAAGAGTTCCTCCCGCAACTCCAAGGGATGAAGGGCTACAAGATTTACCGGGAGATGCAGGACAACTCTCCCATCGTCGGGTCCGTCCTGTACGCCGTCGAATCCACCCTCCGCTCCGTGGACTGGTCCGTTGAACCGGCTTCCGACGAATCGAAGGACATCGAAGCCGCCGAGTTCGTTGAGCAATGTATGCACGACATGGAAGGCACGTTCGAAGACTTGGTCTCCGAAATCCTGACGATGCTGCCCTACGGCTGGTCGTACTTTGAGATCGTGTACAAGAAACGTGAAGGCCGCACCTCTCCGAATGGCCGGAAGCGCAAACACGAATCCCGGTACGATGACAACAAGGTCGGCTGGCGCAAGTTCGCTCCCCGCGCGCAGGAGACCCTCTTCCGGTGGGAGATCAGCAAGACCGGTGACATCATGGGGATGCACCAATACCCGTTCCCGACCGGTGCCGGGTTGCAGTACAACCAGTCAGACCCGGATGTCGGTTCGAACGTCATCTTCCTCCCGATGGAACGATGCGTCCTGTTCCGCACCACCTCGCGGCGCAACAACCCGGAAGGCCGGTCAATGCTGCGGACCGCATACCGACCCTGGTATTTCGGGAAACGCATTGAAGAGATCGAAGCCATCGGCCTCGAACGTGACCTCGCCGGAATGCCCTTCGCCGGAGTCCCCCTCGAAATCATCTCGAACGACCGCTCCCCGGAAGCCACCGCCACGTTCAACTACATCAAGGACATCGTCACGAAGACGAAGCGGGACGAACAAGAGGGCATCATCTGGCCGCTCGTGTACGACGACCAGGGCAACAAGCTGTACGAGTTCGAACTTCTCTCAACCGGTGGACGCCGCACCTTCGACACTGGTGCCATCATTCAGAGAAATAATCAAGCGATAGCTAGCTGCCTGTTGGCAGATTGGATTTTGATGGGGCATGAGGCCGTCGGGTCGTTCGCCCTGTCGTCCGACAAGACGGAGATGTTCGCCGTCGCACTCGGTTCGATGCTCGACGCCATCGAAGATGTGTTCAACCGCATCGCCCTCCCGCGGCTCCTGGCCCTCAACGGCTACCCGACCGACGAGCACCAGCCGATGATGCGCCACGGCGACATCGAGAAGCCCGACCTTGCGGAACTCATCCAGTACGTCCAGGGCCTCTCATCCGCCGGAGCACCGATCTTCCCCGACCTCGTGTTGGAGAACCGGCTCCGTGAACTCGCCGACCTGCCCCCGATCACCGAAGAGGAACGGGAACAGATCGAACAGGAGAAGATGGAGAAGGAGCAAGAGATGATGGGCGGCATGGGTCCGCCCGGGATGGGGATGGGTGAAGGCCAAGGTATGGAACAGCCGAACCCGTTCGCACCGAAAGGCAAGCCCGGTCGCCCACAGACAGACTTCGGGAAGCCGCCGTCTCCGAACGAAGCGAAGTCGCAGGCCGGTCCGGGACGCCCCGACGCCATGTCGACAACGCAAGCCCCGCAGAAGTCGCTTCCGCGGACAGCCGGTTCGTCTGTGCGTAAAGCCCTCGCCGACGTGCTCGCCGAGGTGGGACAGGACATCTAGTGGCTGACTTCCGTGTGCGATGCAGCGTCGACGGAGACGAGACGATCAGTGGCTCGATGTCGCTGGAAGACGCACATGACCAACAGACCTCCGACGTAGTCGCCCTCGAAGCCGATGGCTACGTGGTCCGCTACATGCAAGTCGTACTCGAAGGCCCGGCGGGTGATGTTGTCGTGGTGGACGTAGAGCCTGTCTGATGGCATTCACCGTCACTCCGCTTCTCGCCGACATCTCCACCGCTGAGACGACGACGGGCTGGTCGACCGGCTCCCTCGATGCCGCGTTCTTCAAACAGGGCAGCAACTCGATTGCGTTCTACATGGCGAAGAACGCCCGGGGGTCGATCACCTACACCTACTCGGGTGGCCTTGCATGGACGGCCTACACCGACCCACACCTCTACTATTGGATGAACAGCGCCGTTGCCGGTGTCACGGAACCGAAGTCGACGGGCACCACGACAGCGTCCGGCTACACGGTGCGGGTCACGCTCACCAACGCTGCCTACCGGGAATGGCACGTCACCGGGTCTGACACATGGGATGGGGGCTGGTCAAATGCCTTCGTGGTCGACATGTCGCACACCGGTACCCAGTTGTATGCCTCGTCGGGGACGTTCTCTAGCGCCTCGACCATCGCCTCGGTGACTTGGTACATTGATCTATCTACGAGTGGCAACATTCGGAACGTACCAGCAAACCATTGGCTTGATGCGGTCCGTGTTGGTGACGGCATCCAGGCCCACAACACCTCCGCCGCCGATCCTGCGTTCGACTTCTCTGACATCGCGGCTGTGGACGCATCGACGACCTACCAGTGGGGTGTTCTCCAACCGTTGCGGACGGGCACAACCGACCTCGGGCTGGCAGGCAAGCTCGTCATCGGGGACAGCGCCAGCACGAACCACGTCGACTTCCAGTCGAACGATGAATCTGTTTCGTTCCTTGACCTCGACGGGTCCGGTGCTGGCATCGTCAGTTCCACCCTCTATTCGATCACCTTCGAGGGCAACTCGACCGGCACCGACCAGGACGTGTATCTGGGGACGAAGGTCGGTACGGGCGACACCATGTCGGGTCGTAACGGAACCGCGATCAAGGCCGGTGGACCGTCAGTCGACTACTCGATTGACTTCTCCGATTCAAACCTCCACAACGTCGGCTGGTATGGCTGCACGATTGCTGGTGCGGCTTCCGGGGCATCTCCGACCGCTGACCCCACGACCTTGTTCGAGTTCGCAGCAACGTCGTTCGATACCTGCGACCAGATCGCCCTTGGTGGTGCCACGGCAAGGAACTGCAACTTCCTGAACTCCACCTCGCTCACCACCTCCGGTGCGCTGTCATGGATCAATGGCACTACGGACGTGGAGTACAGCCTCTTTGTGAACAACCCGAACGCCATCGAGATGGTGACCCTCGCGGCCGACGTGTCGTTCTCCGGGATGGAGTTCAGCGCCAACACGTATGACGTGCGATACGAAGGGGCAACCGATTGGGACCTCAACTGGACGGATGCCTCCGGCGCTCCGACGGTCAACAACTTCGGGGCCGGAACGCTCACTCCGGTCAACACCGTCACCCTCACCCTCACCAATGTTGTTAGTGGATCGCAGTGCGCCATCTATGCGGACGCAGGCGGGTACGAGACCGAAGGCACCGAGATGATGAACGAAACCGCAGTGGGTACAACGGTTACAGAGGACTACGCGTACGTCTCGTCGCAACCAATCATCATCCGGGTTCGCAATAGCTCGGCCGCGACGAGGTACTTCCCCTACAATGCTGGCGGAACGGTCAGCGGGAACTTCACATTGAGGATCGACCAGACCGAAGACACGATTGCCGAATGAGAGCAACACCACATAGGAGATAGATATGGGAACCAGCATCTCATCCGGCCGCTGGGTGGCCGATTACACGAACATGCGTCTCTACCGGGATACTTCGGTGACGGCGACTGTGACCGATTCGACCAATACCGTCTACTCAGATGTCCAATATCTGTTCGATGATGCCGCTCAGATGGACGACGACGTACCGATCAGTGCTCAGACGCCGACGGAGTACACGATCATCAATCAGTGGTTCATCGACGACGAGTCGCCGAAGTACCTGACCGGTGGTGCCATCCAGACCTCCGGCTACTCATCCGGCACCGACCACTACATCCGGGCCGTCGAATACACGAGCACCACCCCGTTCGGGCCGACCGACATCGGGAAGGTGCTGACCGGCACCACGACTACCGACACGGGCACGATCCTCGCGTACGACGAACGGTACGCCTCGAACGACGGCATCGTGTGGCTCAGGGTCGACGACCCGACACCCGGTGGCGACGAGTTCGACCAGACTGAGGCGTACACGGTCGCAACGTCGTCGGCAGCCGGTTCGGTCGTCGACACCAACTCCGGTTCCTTCTCGCAGACCGGCGAGTCGCTGTGGGCCAACCCCTACATCGTCACGACGCTCGACAACACGACCCGCGCCTACGCCATCCAGGACGGCGTGAAGGTCACCGACACGGAACAGTCCTGGCCCGCAGACATTGGATTCAACTCCGACGGCTCCATCGACGTGGTGTTGAAGGTATCCGAGTTCGGCAACCTCATCGACGACGGCGTCACCACTTGGTTCGCTCGTCGTGGTGGCACGCTGTACGATCACTTCGAGATCGACCTTTCGGTCGGCGGTCGTCAGCCTGTCCCGCTCTCCCCGGGTGCGGACGGTCAGAACGATGCCATCGGCCACTACAACATGACCTGGTCGGGTGGTTCCGGTACGGCTCTCGCAGTCGGCGACATCGTGTCCATCGACTCCGATTCTGAGATCGCAGCCATCGTTGCGGACGTAACCGACTCGGGTGCGACCGGCGACTTCGACTACTTCCTCATCAGGGGATTGTCGCAACTCACATCGGCAGCGGCTTCGGCTGAATCGCCAGCGAACAAGACGATGACGCTCGTGACCCAAACCGACCTGACCCCGGTGACCGACGAACCGTCCGTCACCGTTACATCAGGGGCGTTGACCCGGGACATCAACAACGGCAACGGGTCACGGCCCTACTCCCATGACCTGAACTGCAACTCGCTGTCATGGATTCGTGTCTACCGGGCATTGAAGTTCAAGACACGCCGTGGCTCCGTCATCCAGATCGACGGTCAGGACGGCGAACAGTACACCGGCAACGCAGTGCAGTTGGAGTACGGCACGCAGACCGGTGCGTTCGTCGAAGGCGAAGTCGTGTGGGGCCAAACGTCAGGTGCGTTCGGCACCATCGTCGCGGACCATGATGACGGTGCAACCGGCGACCTGATCCTCCGGGACGTGCGTGGAACATTCACGACAGAAGTCGTTGGTGACGCATCATCCGGCCCGACGGACTTTGCCACCATCACCTCGGTGCGGACCATCGCCACACCGAAGACCTCGCCGCTCGGCACGTACGCTGGTGGCACGTTCTTCGGTGCCCCGGGCGTTGTCCCGGTTCTGGCAAGCATCGGTGCCGGTGAAGCGAACAACTACATCCTCGTCGATGACGATGGTGACACGCAGTCGCCGCCGATCCAGGTGTCGATCACTGTTGGTTCCCTCGCAGCCGGTGTACGGGCATCCGTGTTCCGTCTCCTGGTTGCTGGTGGAGCCATCGACAAGGACGAGTACGCATCGCACAACACGAACAACACCGAGGGTCTTGGGACGTTCGAAGTTGGGTCCTCCATCGGTTCCGAAGTGCCATCCGTGGATTCGTGGATCAGGGTCGAGTACAGCACCGACCAGGAAGACCGGTACCACTTCTCGGCGTACTCGGGTGCGATCTTCACCCTCACGACGAACGCCGACTGGACGGGTAACACGAACACGGCGACGGACGCTGATGGGCTGGTGTTGACCGACACCACGACCCCGGCGACATTCATTTCCGATGGAGTGCTGCCCGGCATGATGGTTCAGAACACCACCGACGGTTCCGTGGGCGTAGTCGCCACCGTTGATTCTGAGACAGTGTTGACGTTGGAGGCGCAACTCAGCGGAGGCTCCGGCAACGACTGGGCGATCTCAGACGGGTACGAGATCAACAAGCTGGTACGCACCTACGACAACACAGCCAACGTGTACTGCCCGTTCATCGACGACGTGGCGACGGGAACAACCCTGTCTCGCGACATCGTGTACGGCGGCGACGTACCGGTTGTCGTGCGTACCCGTGAAGGTGGCGTGTGGCTCCCGTTCGAAGTTGAGAACACCATCGACTCGGGCGGGATGACACAGGCTGCCATTCTGACCGCCGACACGATTGCTACATGAACCTGATCCTCGCCTGCGTTCTTTGCGACCAGGCCCGGCCTCTCAACGAGTCGGGCCTGTGTCGCAACTCGCCGAACCCGGATGACCCGAAACCGCGGTTCAACGCCTGCGAGGATTTGGTAGGTCACCTCCACACCCGGCTCGACCGGACGGGACGGGCGAAGCTACGGACAAAGGAACGGACAGAAGGGGAGGCGAAGCGTCTTCTCATGTACGCAGCGAGGGACATACCGATCAGGTTCGAGATCGGCGACACATGGGTACTGGCACTCACCGACGGTGACACCCCGATGCTGCCGAAGGAGACGAACGCTCCGCGCAAGGTCGTGGATGGGTTCGTCATCGACAACCTTGACATCGGCAAGATGCACATGGATTTGATCGAGGCGAAACGCAAGGCGAGTCTGTACCGTGAGATCGCCCAAGTCGAAGATGGGTGGCAGGAGGCAGCGGTCGAAGCGCAGGCTGCCGTGAAGCAACTGACGGAACTGATTGCAGCCTGGGAGGATGAACATGACCAAAACTGAGGACCCCGGCCGGTGGCTGTACACACGCGGCAACGTCGTTGCGTTGCTCCAAACCCAGGGGTTCGCGAAGGTTCGCACCGGGAAGTACCGGACGCTCGCCAACGCAAAGAAAATGGCGAAGGAAGCGGCTGAACTCGCCGACGTTGACATCAAGACCAGCGACAAGGGTGACCACCTCCTTGTAACCGTGAAGTGAGGACCAAATGGCGACGATCTCGTTCAACCCGACGACGAAGATCGCCACGGTAGACGCGCCCGATACGTCCATCACCATCCAGAGCATGTACAACCAGTTCGTGCGCTACGAGTCCCGGGCACACGAAATGGTTCACGCACAGACCATCGAAGCGGGCGGCAAGTTCGATTACGGGACCGGTGACCTCACTGTCATCTCGGTACGGCTTCTTGATTGGAAGCTCGCGTTCGCTGCCCGGCCCGGCCCCACCCTCGTCGGCTGTCAGGTCACCGGAGGGAACCTCTCGTCGGTTGACTCCGTAGGTGCCGGGCAGTGGCCCATCGAAGAGACAGCGTTCACGTCCGTCTCGTTCGCTCAGGCGACGACGGGGGCGCTCATCCAAGTCGACGAGGTGGTAGACATCTGGACCCGGCTCTTCGGCGGCAGGCTGTACGTTGACCCGGCCACGGCGAAGGAAGTCATTCGGGACGCCCTCGACACCATCTACTCCGAAGCTCTCGTGTACTCCGACGACGGTTCAACACCGTACGACGGAACTTCCGGGGTTGCACGCCGGGACGAACACATCAAGCCATGAACAACATCGCAACCGACGGCTACGGGTTGCACACCACGAACCGGCCGAACATCCCAACGTCCGGGTACGGGAACGGTCTCGACATCGGTGCCATACTCGGCTCCGTCCTCGGGGACACCGATACGCTCACCGTCGTCGAGTTCGACGCCGCAACGTTCGCTCTTCTCGAAGCCGGGTTCGCCAGCGAGGAAGTGCTCGCCGAATCAGTCCAAGTCACGGAACTCGTCGGAATCCCGCTCGCGCAGGCCATCATGGTCGGAGTGGGCCAAACGGTGAATGTGCTAGGTTCCGACGTGGCGGTCGAGGCACTCGACGCCGTGGACTCGGCTCTTCATGTATTGAGTGGTGACGACGCATCAGCCGAGACAGTTGGCTCCGATGCTGCCTCGACCGTCGTTGACTCGGTAACGGGGACAGGGACGGATATGATGGGGACGGACGACACCGAAACAGGAGTGGCCTGATGGCAACGTACCCGCTCGATACACGCATCCGTCTCTCCGTCGACTGGACGCAGAACGGTGCCCCGAAGGACTCGGTGACGGAGATCATCGTTGAGGACCCGGCGTTGGGAGAGACCACGTACACGTCCACCTCCGGCGTGACCCACCCGTCCACCGGGAACTACTACGTGGACATCGACCCGGCTCTCGCGGGTGTGTGGGAGTACCGCATGGAAGGCGCTGCACCGAAAGGTGTCGCTGAGGGATACTTCGTCATTGAGCCGTCAAGGATAAATTCGCTGAACCCGAGTACCTGATGACGGGACGGCCAGGCCCCACACCGGAGGACTTCGCCGACCTTCGACACATCGGAGACCAACTCGAAGGGGAAATCCGCGACTCCTTCCTTCGCATGGTCAGTGCTGCCGAACAGTACGCGGGACAGTTCGCCGGTACACCCAACATGCTGGAACTCATCCGGTCGGGCAACACCGCTGCGCTCCAAGCCTACGCAGAGCGTCTTCTCTCGCAGGGCCTCATCCCGAACTCGCTCGAATTCATGAACCTCATGTTCGTCATCATGCTGCGGGCCGGGAACGCCACCCTCGCATCCACGTCCCTCACGCTCCCCGTCCGGGACTCGGTGCTCGAAACGATCAGGTTCTTCTCGATGCGCCGTGGGCGGGAAGTCGGCGGGCAGTGGGTCACCAACGTCTCGCTCGAAACGGTCCGTTCGATGCGGAACATCATGGCCGACGCCATCAAACGAGGCGTCGGCGCTGAACAGCTAGGCAGGGAGCTTCGTTCCTCAATAGGTCTCCTACCCGACCACAAGGACGCATGGGACAACTACAACGCCCTCCTGCGCGACAGGGGGGTGTCCGAGAAGACCTACAACCGGCTGTCCCGCATGTACCACCGTCGGCTTCTCTCCTACCGGGCGGAGATGATCGCCCGCACCGAGACGATGTTCGCCGTCCACGCCGGGATGATGGAAGGGTGGGTCGCTCAGATTCGCCACGGTCTGATCCAGCCTGAGCGCACATGGATCGAGTGGGTGGTGACGGAAGACGACCGGCTGTGTGACCGGTGCGCTCCGATGGATGGCGAGCGGGTTCGGTTCGGCAAACAGTTCGTGGCAACGGAGCGTGGGTTCCCCGACGGCAAGCCTCCCTACGCCGACAGTCCGTACGACCGGAGGATGAGGCGCAGGGGGCCGCTGAAACCCAAGATTCCGGTAAGGAAGGGTGAGGGGGAGCTACCCAAGTTGAAGAAACCGATCAGCGTATATCACCCACCGCTTCACCCGAATTGTCGATGCACGTTGCGACTGCGGTTCGAAACCTGATTTGTTCGTGAACGGTAGCTGTGGTAAAGTGGGGTAATGCTGCAAGTGGAGTCTAGTCAAGGAGGTATCCATGACGCAGTTCCGTGACCTCGTCCTGTCCAGCGAATCGTTCCGTCGTGAAGCGCAAGCTCTCAACGACCGACTCGACGCCTACGCTTCCCAACGTCTCGGGAACACCTCGGAGGGAAGTCTCTACTACTTCTCCCGCAACCCAAGTGGCACGTTCACTGGCGACGACGTGGCAAGACTCGGCAATGACACTGTCGAGTTCGTCCATCGTCTCATGTGGGAAGCGGCCAAGCCGGTCCGTGGACACAACTACCGTCGGTATCAGGGAAACCTTGCCGACATCCTCAACGGCACGTTCGACCTGTACAGCAAAGACGCTGCATTCGGGTTGGGTAAAGCGGTCTCCGTTGGGTTGCACAAATCAGGCCGCATCCGCAACTCCGGTAAGGCGATTCGTGGGGCACTGGACGTTCGTGTCCGGCCGCTCGAAGAGTCGTTCGAGTTCATCACCGTGTTCTCGGGCAAGCCGTGGGCGAAGGAACCGTTCAAGCCAACCCGGCGTGACGAGGATGACATTCGACGCCAACAGGAAAAGGCGAAAGACACCACCGGGCGACCGGTGACGACCAGCGTTGACCCGTCCATCATTCCGCTCCCCGACCCCAACCCCGAGTCCGTCATGGAGTACGTGACGAAGCTCACCGTTGCCAACAAGGCCCTCGCGAAGAAGGCCGAAGAGGCGACGACCAAGATGCGTGAGGCGCTGGTAGCTGCCAGCGCCCTGCGCGACGAACTCGGTGAGTTGAAGGAAAAAGCTGAGCGTCGCGAGAGCGAAGCTAAGTGGAGCACGGTGGTTGACGGGATCGCAGCGTTGGGGAAGGAGGGTTGATGAAGAAGCTCGACAGCTTCGACTTCAAGAACAGGGGGAGGAAATCGTTCTACGACTGGGACAGGATGCTCGACGGTTCCGTTTGGTCGGTCAGGTTCGAAGAGTTGAAGAACCCGCCACCCGACGACGCAGATGTGGACACTATCCACAAGGCGCTACTCCGGTTCCGCCGGACAGCGTACGCGGCGGCTCGTGTCCGGGACCTGGCACTCAACACCCAGGTTGACGGGACGGTTATCGTCATCCAGGCGATACCGAGGGAGGATTGATGCACGAGTACCGTATCACCGTTGTAGGTGACGACGGCCATCGGTTCGTGTGGGATCGGGCTTCTGAAATGAAGGAGGCCCGATCTCTACTCGCTGAGGCCACTGAGAAGTACCAGGACGGATACTCCGATGTCTTCATCGAGAGGCGCGAGTTGAACCCGTGGATGAGGTACGAACCACCCGTCCCGCTCAACCAACCCTCGCTTCCTCTGTAACTTCTTAGTACGCTGTCCCAATATGGGACTGGGTAAAGGACTGTCACGCTTCAAGCGCATCGCGAAACACACCCCAGGTGGCGTAGAGCACGATCAGGAGAAGCACGGGGATTGGTCCACCGGCATGGGGGTCAAGACAACTGACCCCGTGGCTACTGTCGCTGAGGCCAATCCCCGCCTTCGTCCGAAGCCGAACACGGAATCCATCTACGAGCGCGTTGGCGAAATCCAATCCTCGCCCGAGTGGCAGGAAAATCCAAACGGTCCCGCAGGGGATGAGGCCAATGCCTTGTTCGCCGAAGCCCGTTCACTGAAAACCGCATGGGTCCAAGACCTCGAAGACGCCATCACGCTCGGCGAGATCACGCCGGAAGACGCAGCGGACCAGTACGACTATCGGCCTCAGAACGTCACAAGCCACAACTGGCAGCCGCTCCCCGACACCGTCTACCACGTCACTACTGCCGGTACGGCCATACGGGAAGGCGGCATCCTTTCCCGCGATGAGGTCAATGCTCTCCACGGCGAGACGGAAGGACTCGGCGGTGGGGCATCCGACACGATCTCACTCACGGGCGACCCTGAAATCGCGTACGACATCCACAACGCGATGCTCGAACTCCACGACGTAACCACCGGCAAGATCACGTTCGACGACATGCGGACTGCCGCGATGCTGGGCAACGTCGGATCACTCGTTGAAGGTAGCGAAGGGAAGACCGGGAAGCCGTTCTGGCAGAAATGGCTCGGGGGGAAAGACCCACAACTCATCGAAGACATCGAGAGCGGGACTAGGCGGTGGCACGACTACACCGGCCACGAAGGGCGTGAAGCCGCTGTCGCCGCGATTCTCAAAATGGACCCCGAAGCAACCGACATTCAGTCCGTCGGGGAACCCTTCGGCAAGAACAAGAACGTCTGGTACGACTGGACGTACAAGAGAGGCCCGAAGGCGCGACTTGAACAGACCGTAGACCTATTCAAAGGGTTCCTGTCCAGCCGCGAGTACAACGGTGGCGGACCAACCGACCCACTGTTTTGGGGATTCGGTGCTGACGAGGCGGTGCGGTACAGAGCTACCCCTCGTGACGAAATCCAACTCCTTACCTACAAGCCATCCAGCGACAAAATCATGGGTCAGAAGCTCAACGCCCTCGACGAGTACCGGGTCACGACCGGCGAGGCTCTCACACTCATACCCGACGCCGACACGCGGGTAGCGAAACGGCTCGGGATCGCGAAACACTACGGGCCGGGACCGCACAAGACCGGTACGTCGCAGGACGAACATGGGAGAAAGATCGCCGGTACCGGGGTGACGCCTCGGGACTTGTTGTTCGACGGTCCCATCGTCGACCCATCCAACGACGAACTTCTCGCCCAGTTGCAGGCCACGTCGCTCCCCGTCAAGGATTACGAGTTCCGAGATACCAGCCTGTGGGTTGAACTCGAAGACGGGAGACGCATCGTGTTCGGCAACCCGCCGGGTGAATGGGTAGGCCAAGGCGTCGTGTCCCGTCCGCTCGGCCGGTACGTGACGGAGCAAATCAAAGCCGTCGATGCTGTGTATTCCAGCAAGAAGGGCCGTGCCCTGTGGGACGCCATCGACAGCAACCTCACCATCCAATTCACCGACGTTGAAGGAGCATCAGGCCAATTCGTCCGTCCGCTCGTTGGCGACATGGAGCCTGAGATGGCGGCACAGATTCGCTCCGGCATCTTCATCGAGACCCGAGGGTTCAAGCTCGAAGGCGGCAAGGTCGTACCCGACGCAGGCACACCACGCACTGCCTGGGCGATGGAAGACACCCTCGTACACGAAATGGGTCACGCCCTCGACTACGACACACGGAGCTACGAGTATTACCCGGTAGGTGGGGGCGGGGAAGGCGGCAGGACCCTCTACTTCTCATCGCTCGCGTTCGACGACTACGGATGGACACGCGCCAGCACCGGTACCGGGTTCACGACGGAAACAGCACGACCAGAGGGTGTCCCCGGCCGACCGGAAGGTGTCCCTGACCTCGATGTCCTGTTCGACCGTGTCAAAGGGTCGTTCATGTACAGCGACCAACTCTCGAAAGGGCAGCGGAGTGCGTGGGCGTATCCGGCGAGCACCGCGTTCAAGAAAGGCAACCAGGCAGCCGTCAAGGAGTTCTACGCCGAGGCGGTCCGCTACTGGTACCAAAAGCCAGCCGTGTTGAAAGGACTCGTACGGGTCACGAACAGCCGGGAGTTGAAGAGGTTCGAACGTTCCCGTCCTTTCGGTTCAGGCCCGGAGACTCGCCAGCCACCACCGCCGATGGACGACCGGGTTCTCGTCGACTGGGTTGAGTTCGGGCTGAGGAAAGCCGGTGTGGACGTGCCGGTGACGAAAGCCGCCGATCAGGATGTCGAGTTCTTCGACGTGGTATTCGACCCGGACTTCGAATGGCCGGAAGGCATGTCACCGGAAGAACTTGCCGCGGTCATCGGCAGCGCCCCGGTCGAGAAGCATTACGGACCGGGACCCCACAAATCAGGTTCCTCCCAGGATGTACACGGGAAGAAGGGTGCGGACACTCCCCCCGGCAAACCTTCCGGCTGGGAACGGCTTGTGCATGGCAGGAACGAGGTTCGGCCCCTCGGACCGTACTTCCCCACCGTCGGCGGAAACAGGAGAGGCGCGCTCGGGTGGAACCGCAACTACCCCAACTCCATCGACCGCGAATTCCAGGTCTACGGCAGGAAAGTCACGCTCCGCTCCGCCCACGGGGAGGCGGCGGCAGTCAGCGAATTCCCGCCAGCGATGGCCGAAGCCATCAGGGCTGTCCCGGAGAGCACATGGTACATAGCGGACTACCCGAAGCTCGTTGTCGTCAAAGACAGCATCGGCCTCGCGCACGCACTGTCCCCAACGAGTGAAGAGACGATCACCGGCTCCGGGCTGTACATCATGCCGGAAGGCAACCCGTACTATTCGTTCACACCCGACGGTGAGCACGTCGTCTACATCTCAATGCAGGACGATATGGTGGCACGGTGGCGGATGGACTCGAATGGTGACTGGGTCGAACCTGTCTACCGGGAGCACACAGCCGTAGACTTGAAGAACAACCTCATCCACGAACTCGGACACGCCGTCACAATGCCGCACCTCGCGGGTGACGAAGCACCGGACAGGGCGAAAAACGGACAGGTCAGGATGTACATGCGTGACCTCTTCAACAACACGCCGAAGCATGACCGTATGGACCTTCTCAAACACATCTCCGAAGAGAAGACCATCGAGGACGACCCGTGGCTGTACCCGAAGATGACGGCCGGTTCCAAAGGGGTTCCCGAGTGGGAACTCGCAGCCGAGGCGTTCATGTACATGTCAATCGGTGCCCGCCCCGTCGTGGACCAAGCCGACTCGTACGCCGAAGGGCCGTTCGCGCTCGACATGACCGACTGGCTCGACAGCCTCTACCCAGGTGGTTCCGTGCCGGTAGCGAAACGGAAGCTGACCGGGTTCTCCGGGAAGTGCGGTGTGACGCAACTCTCCGCCATGAGGATCGAGAAGCACTATCCCGGTGGCAAAGACCACGACCAGATGAACCACGGGAGGCGAGGCGGGAAGATCGGGATGGACCAGCCGAGTCTCCTGGTGGACCAACCTGGACTGTTCGACGACGTGAAGCCGACACCGAGGGTTCCGGTGAAGATCGGCCCGTCGCTGGACATCAAGGACGCCTACGTGTTCGGGATCAAGGATGTGGCCGACGACACCGGCTACTACATGGGCATGTTGACGAACCATGACGAGGTGAACCGCGTTATGGAGCACATCGAAAAGGACCCCGTTGGTGCGCTCAAAGGACTCGGCGAACACTGGAAATGGATCGACGATCAGGTCACCAAACCAGAAGGGCAAAGACTCTTCACCGACAAGGACCAGGGCGACCCGTGGAACTGGGAAGTCCAGGAAACCCAGGCGCTCATGATCCACGCAGCCGAGAAGGCTGAACCCATCCTCATCGAACGTGGATACGAAATCAAAGCCGAGATCGAAGCCGCAATGCCCGACCAGCAATACGGCCCGACAAGGGCTGACACTGCCTCCATGATTCCGTATTCCACGCGAGAGCCGACGATGCGGGACTTCAAGGAATACATCGCGAAGAACCACCCGGAGCATCTCGAAGCGGTCGAAGCTGCACAGGCGGAGGGTGACGCGGCCACAGTGAAGTCCTTGAAGTCCCGTGATGTCTACCAGTATTACCGGAAGCTCGAAGAGGGTGCGACCCTGACGCGCACGCGGGAACGTGAGTCCGGTATCGAGTCACGGTGGGACGAGCATGTTGCGATCTCCCGGGACGTTTTCACGCCAGCGACACTCAAACTGTACGACGGGCGACATAGCGTTCGCGAGGCGATTGCCGACAGCCCGGCCTTGATGGGCAGAGGCGCAGGCGTGATTTATGGCGAGAGTGACAAAATCGACCTCACCAGGCCACAGACTATCGAGGTAACCCTCGAAGACGGGTTCGGCTACATGGAGAGCCTCGAAGACGTACGGCTGAGTACCGGCGTGGAAGGCAGTTCGTACCGGCGGTACCGGACGCCCGAAGAGGGTGACCTTGTCGTCGGCGAACCCTTCGAGGGGCGGTTCTACTACACCCCGCCTGAGTCGTCGATGGACCTCAAAAACGCTTGGAAGATCAGGCGCAACTCGTCGCTCTACGACGAAGGGATGCTCCCACCGCTCTTCATCAGCAAGGACTGGACGGAGGCGAGGAAGGAACTTTCTGCCCACCACCGGGACGACCCCGGCAACGTCGTGATGACGGGCAGCACATACCGTTCCCTCATGTACAACGAAGCTCAGCGTCTCAGCAAGTCGGCGTTCCGGCAGGAGAAGAAATCCATCGACGCTCTCCAACACGTCGGAGCGGAGTTGAAACAGGCGAAGGGTAGGGAACAGGTCGTCATCGACACCCTCTCGGAGCACCGCGAGATGGGTGGCGACCTCGCCATCGCCGGAGCGAAGACGAAGGCGAAGGTTCAGCTACAACTCGCCGCCGACGCCTACCCGACGGACTGGGTTGAACGTTCCGGCGAAGCCGGTGCGATCCGTGTCAAGGGCAAGCCATACGCCCGTGCGTACTACTACAACGAAATATCGAGAAGGACCCGGCGTAATCGCAAGACCGGTACGGGCGGTCAGTACGTCTACGAGTCGTCGATCACGGTCGATCCGAACGGTATCCTCACCGACGACACCCTCCACGAACTCGGGCATCGCATGGAGCACGTCGTCCCCGAAATCCGGTTCGTCGAACGTTCCTTCTGGAAGAGACGTACCGAAGGCCAGCCGTGGGAACGCCTCTCCGTCCTTACCGGCAACAAGAACTACAAACGCGAGATGACGAAACCGGACAAGTTCGGCATCCCGTACATGGGGAAGCAATACGGGAACCCCGCCCCGTCGCTCCACCGCGGCGACGGGTTCGTGACCTCGACAGAGGCGTACGAATTGCTCTCGACCGCCTACCCTGTCATCACGGGCCGGTCCAAGAACAAGCTCGACCCTGAACACGAAGCCCTCATCCTGGGGATACTGGCTGAGCTATGAAAATCACCTACAACCACCAGGGCAACACGGCGGTATGGGAAGAGGACACCGGCCTTATCTCGGGTCCCGAATACATGGTTGAGCGGCTCATGGACATTTGGGAATTCCACTCCCGGCCCGTCAAACTCACTGAGACCGGGCCGGAGGCGTGGCCGACGCTCCTTAGTGCCGAAGGTGCTACCGCGGCGGGACTCGTCGCAGGGTTCGACCCGACGAACGACGAACCAGACCGGTGGGGGGTTCCCGAGGGGGCCATACCGTGACGGCCCGTGAACGCATCGCCGAAGACCTCGCCAAGCACTACCCGGGTGGCAAGGATCACGACCAGAAGAACCACGGCAAGAAGGGGAAGAAGGAGTGGGTGCCGCCGACAGGCAAGGATTACTGGAACAGTAAGGAGATACACACACGCGCCATTGCTCGTGCAGCGGAAGCGGCCGGAGTGGAAGGTGTGTCCGAAGCTGCCGAATGGTTCCTGGAACGTGGTGTCTCCGTTCACGCCATGAGTGGCAGTTTCCAAGGGGCCGGTATGGCTCTCGTTGAGTGTCACGAGGCGGCGAGAATCCTGGACAGTTACGGCATGGGGGTGCTTCCATCAAAGCTCATTTTCGCTAGCTCGGGTTCGACAACCGGAGATCATCTTGGCCGGGCATACCAGACGGGGGCTGTCGAAATCGTCATCGACCATTATTCGAGAGGTCATGATGTCCCCGATGGTTTCAAGTTCGGGAACAACAGCTACTTCGATACCTACATCCACGAGATTGGACACGTTGCCGACCTGTGGTCGAAGGAACTCAACGGAGTGGCGCTACACGAACAGTACGGCGATTTCATGTTCTCGAAGTACGGGAACCGAGTGAACTTGCAAGTCCCGGAGCCGTTCGGGCCACGGGCCGAATATGTCGCCGAAGCGTTCGCTGCCACAGCGTTGAGGCGCGGCCTTCATCGCGGTCAAGAGCTTCGTGCGCTTGTTGAGCGGGAAGCGGCAAAAATCGCTGCACGTCAAGTAGGGCTGTTCGAAGAGAAGAGTGGCGTTGCTGGCCCAAAGCCCATCGAGAAGCGCCTCCCCGGCGAAGGAATCGAAGACAACGTCTGTCTCTACGGATACTCGTATGAGGCGTACCTGAAATCCGACGAGGGGATCAAAAAGCGGTTCTCTCGCGCCTTCGGGAACAAGAAGGCCCGCCAGGCCCAACTCGTCGCACGCCTGAAACGCCGCCGTGGGTATGCGAAGCCCGTCCCGGGCGGCACGGGGAAGCAATACAGGTCGAAGAAGCGCACATTCTCGAAGCACCTCGCCGGTCGGCACGACCAGATGACACATGGCCGGAGGAAGTCCGGTGGGAGGGTCGAAGAGTTCATCCGAGGTGTCGTAGCAAGGGATGGTCCCCGCCGCGAAGGCACGCGCACGTACAAGCCACACCCCCCCGTCCCGGAGAACTCCGGTGAGTGCTACTCCACGTCGGGACGGTTCATCATGGACGAGGTTCGTCACGACCAGGACGCAACCCTCGTCCACGGCGTCATCCGCAACCTGAACGGTGACGTGGC